TCAAACATATAAAACTTCTAAATAAATATAGGTTTAATTACAGGAATCGGAGAGTTTACAAATGTCTCGTGGCACAAAATTACAAAGAATGGAAGAAGACGTAACCCAATCCAAGACTGCTGTTAACGCAAACGCAGCACCTGGGGAGAAGGCACTTCCAAAAGAAGGTAGTAATGCATCTGGTGTGAAGACACCTGGCAATACACCACCCTTTGAGGATTTAGGAGGTCCAACTCCTGAAAACTATAGTCCTACCAATGATTCTGCGAAACTTAAAACACCTGGCAAAACTCTCAAACAGGTTAAGGATGTAGTTAATAAAAATGCAACTCCAGGAGATCAAGCTATGCCTACTGAAAAGAAATTTAAAGAAGAGGAAGAGTTTGAAGGAGAAGTAGTTGCAGAAGATGAAGTAACTACAGATGAAGTAGTTGCTGAAGAAGAGACTGTAGAAGAGTATGACATCGAAGAAGATGTTAATGCACTTCTCGGTGGCGAAGAACTATCAGAAGACTTTAAAGCAAAAGCAAAGACAATCTTTGAAGCTGCTATCAACTCAAAAGTTGCTGAAATCCGTGCTACTCTTGAAGAGGAGTACGAAGCAAGAATCGCTGAAGAAATTGCCGAAGAAAAAGAGGCACTTC